GAACCATATGATTTAAAATAGTGAGGATCTAATTGTTTATCCATAACTTGTTTACAAGAGGGACAAAACAATGGAACTGTTACTTTTTTAAATTTATCCATTTTAGTAACATTTTGTTTTATTCCATCTTTAATAATCCAAGTCCTACCATCTTCAACCCAAATATCCCCGTCAACATGGTCTTCTGTTTCTTTAGTGTATCCTATTCCGTGAGTTATACGATCATTATTCTTTCCTGTTACAATATTTCGTACTCGTTGAATATCTTTTTCGTTAAACTGTTTCTTTAAAACGTTATTTGACATTATAATCCTAATTTTTGTAATTGATTAATTGTATTCTCTGTCGAGGTATGTAATATTCCTATACCACCTGCAGATATCCAATCTTGCACATTGCTTGCTCTATCGTCTATAAGTATATGATATTTCCCTGAATAATTTTTTTTATCGGTTGCTTTAGATAGAATTAATTTTATTCCAGGTAAATTATTTTTAATCCATTCTTTTTTTCCAAATCTGGATGAAGGATCATTTGAAGGGGCTGATAGTATAGATGGGGAATATTTTTGGATATATTTCCATAATTGTTTACCATCTGACATCCATTTCATTCCTACCCAGAATCCTATACCAGCATCGTTAATTAAATTCCAAAATTTCTTTTTACCATATTGGGATTCATATTCTTTAGGACTTATTCCAGCAAAATAATCAAATCGCTCATCAAAATCTGTTATAACACCATCCATATCACAAAATATTTTATATTTTTGTGATTCTACTTGTTGTTCTTCTTCTTTAATTAAACTATATATGTTTAATAAATCTCCCATAATTAGAATTTTGGTAAAGATAATGCTTTAGATCGTGTTCTCCAAAGATCTATTATTTCTTCTTTTTGTTTGGGAGTTATATCTTGACGAGATAAATAATCATCTATAACTTCTATGAATGGTCTTTTTTCTTTTTTAGCTCTAAAATACATTCCTTGTAGATTAGCATCTATTTCTTTTTCAAGTTTAAAATATTGAGATGGAGATAATAACTCAGCATTAATTAAATTTCTAATAAGCTGATCATTTTCCATATATTTTGATGGGTATTTTTCTATATCTGATTGGGTAATATGTTCAATTTCATGGCGTATAACATCTTTAAGATTCATAGAAATTTCAGACCACATTTCAGGTAAAGTATTTCTATCTATTTTAAAATCAACATATATTATATTTCCATCTTCGTTTTCTTCAAGCCCACCATCAACTTCTAAAGATTCACCTTCATTTATAAATTTTAAAACCGCAATTACATCAAAATCTAAAGTTGGGGATTGAATATATTCTTGATATAAACTTTCTATTTTATCATCTTCAAAATCCTTTTTCCATTGGTTAAATATGTTGGAGGATATTGTATTAGAAATTTTATCGTATTTACCTTCAGTTAATTGTAGTGGGGGATTCTTAATACTATCTTCCCAATTTCTAAAAGTCATATTTCCTTTTTCATATGCCTCTTTTTCAATTTCAGGCAGTGCTCCATCTTCATTTGTATTATCTGTAGCAATATTATCTAATCTATTTTCACAGTTTTGCATATGGTGAATCATCTCATGCGCGAATGAACGCATAACATCTTTTGGATGGCGGTTCATAGTATATAATACTATAAGGCGTTGATTTGGGTCATAATATGCCGTTTTTCCGAAGAAATTATTTGCATTTTTATCATCGTTTTTAATAAATCTAACTTTAGGTAATGGTTTAATATTCATACCTTGATTTACCATGTACTTTGTAAGTGACTTTATCAAAGAAGGGAAATCCATAAATAATATAGAATTATTTTCTAATGTTAATTTTGGGTTTGAAGTTTGAAAATTTCGTTTACGCATTATAGTTTTAGCAACTAAATCCATCTCATCATTTTTTCTATCATAATTTAAAACAAATGGTAAATTAATATCAGTACGTAAATTATGCAACACAGCTTGGAAATCATTTGGTAATTTAGATAATTTTTCTCCGTATTTTTCTGCTGATTTGGTGAATATGTCTTCTAATTCTTCTACAGATATTGGTTTTCCATTTCGTATATCATTTATTCTTTCTAGGAAATGACGAGTAAATTTAATATCTATACCATATTCTTCAAACCACTCATCCGCAATTTTTTCGATATTATCTAATTCTGGTTCAGTAATTATTTCTTGTATGACAGATTTAACATATTCAAATATTATATCTTGTTCTTCTCCTGTTAAATCCTCAGGTAAGAATTTTAAGAATTCTTCCTTAGATTCCATTGCAGCTTTTCTAGCTGCAGTCCCACTAATTCCACCAGAGGTTATAATATTTAATACTTGGACTTTATTGCTATACTTTTCAAAAAATGCTTTACGTTGGATAAAATCTTTAATATCATTTTCATCCCCTTCTCTAGTACCTATAACAGTATATATTGTATTTTCTGGGTTGTCTTGGATATATTTTTTAATATATGAAAGTGGTGATTGGGATTTTATTATTTCTATATTGTTGGGGAGATATTTTTTATAAATTTCCCAAACAGATGTTGATTCATCTTGTGATATATTATTTCGTAATCCACTACCTACAACAATATAAAATTTATCTATTTCAGGATGATCTTTTAATGTTTTTTTAACAACTTCAAAATGCCCTCTGGTTGGGGGTTTAAATCCACCTCCATATAGTGCTACTATTTTGGATTCTTGCTCTAGTAATCCTATTAAAAGATATTTGGATAGTCTATTCATTAATGAATTTATTTATTTTGGATTTTACTGATTCTATATTATCAAATTTTGGTAGTTTAGTTATCATAGATTCAATATCTTTATTCAGTTGTTCTTTTTCAGCATCGGATTTTGCCTGTTGTTCTGGTGTTTTAGGTTTACCAATAGCTGTAGATGATTTGATGTAAGGTTCAAGTAAATTTTTATTGAATTCTATATTTGCATTTTTAGGATCGTTATTTAATAATATAAAATTATTTCCAAATGCTTGTCTATAAATTTTTATATTTTTATTTACATCCTTCCAAGTTCTCAATACTATACCTGGCATTAAACTTCTATCACGTTCTTGGTTACGTTGAAGAGAAGTTAAAGGAGAAACATAAATCATTAACATCAATGTTTCATACCCTAAATCCGTTAGTTGTTGTTTTTTATTTAAAACAGAACCAGAAGATGCTCCGGTCCCATCTATGACTATATTATTTTTGTTTTCAATAGATTGAGATAATTTTTCTTTTGTAGCTTTTATAGCTTGTTGTTGGAATTTAGATGCTTGTGAAAGTTGATCTGGGGTGAAATTTTTTTGTTTTAATCCAATACCACTTGTTTTTAGTAGCATTTCATATGTGTCATCTGAATTGATAATTTCATATGATTGTGGTATAATTTGTTTTGATATGTAAGATTTACCGCTTCCTGCAGGACCCGCTAAAAATATAGCTTTTGGTTTCTCTTGTACTTCTTTCAATAATTGAACTAAACTTATCATATTTATACATATTATATCTTTCGTTTAGCGGTTGTTTTAAATTCAGTAAATGAAGGTTTTTCGTTAGGGTTTTCTAAATCAAATAATACTTTAACGGTCGCAAATATATTTAAATTTTCTTCTTGAGTTCTAGAGGATTCATACATTTCCCAATTTTTACCTACCATTTTATCTTTAGATGATTTTCGTTTTGTTGATTTTAACCATAAAATTCCAACTCTATCTATTTTTTTTTCATAACATTCTTCATAACATTGAGCATATATAGCACATTGTAAATCATATGTTGGTTGTAAATGATTTGATGTTTTGAAATCTATAATCCAACGTTCTCCATTAATTTCACATACTAAATCACAGGTTCCTGCTACTTTATATTTATCTGAAAATAAATGTACTTCTTCTTCAATTAATTTTGGGTTATATGTTTCCCAAAAATCAACAAACCTTAAGAACATTTTCCAAACCTCAACATCATATTGAGGGTGTTTATTTTCATTTAAAAATGACTGTTCTTCTCCTTGAAGATAAGATTCAATAAGATTATGTGTCGCTGTTCCTTGTTCTCCTGCTTTTTTAACTATATAATCAGCAGCAAAACCTACTTGTTTAAGCCATTGTTCAAAATATTTTCCTTTGGGATATGATGATAAAACATGAGTAATTGATGGATAATATTCACCATTTCGTTTATAATAACGCGAATCAGGCATAGTAATTTGTTGGTAATCCTCAGATATTTTTAATACTCTATCATATGATGTTTTATATGTTTTTTCTTTAAATTTTTTCATATCAATTGTAATTTATTTTCCATTAATTTATAGTTAGTTAATGGTGTTGTTTTTTGGATTAGTTTTGTGAAGTATTCAAATCCCATATCAGAAGGATCTTTTCCTTCTAGTTTTACTAAATATACTTCTTTACCTTCGTTAAGAAGCAATTCACAAAATTCTAAAGCCTTATTTAAAGCATCATTATCAAGTGCTATATATATTTTTTGTACCTTTGAGGTAACGATTTTTTTCATTAATGCTGGTTGGATGTTTTTCCCAAATAAAGGAATAGCATTTCTTTTAATTGCAATAGCATCAAATGGACCTTCACATAATATAATAGGTAAATCCCAATTAATAAACATTTCAAATGGTATAATATCGCGAGATGCTTCTGGGTTGCGGTATTTTATATATGGTTCTTTCTCGAATGATCTCGCGGTGAAATAATTTAAATTACCGTTGTCACTATATGAGGGTATAACTATCATTTTAGCATATTGACCATATTCACAGAATCCCATCCCATATTTGTCTATATCACTCTGTGTAATATTTCTTTTATGCAAATAATTTAGAGCATGTCTTGAAATAATAGTATCGTCAAATTGCCTAAACTCAGAGGGTAATTCAACTATATTTATATCATGTGATTTTTCATACATACCTCCAGTTTTAACTAGTGGTTTTAATTGGGATATAAATTCAGGGGATTGTTGAGATTGTTTAAATAAACTTCTAATAGTTTGACCTTTTTTTCCACAAGTCCAACATGCCCAAGGATTTTTACCTTCACTATTTTCTGTAAAGTTTACTTCTAATTTTGGTTTATGGTGATTGCAGAAAGGACAAATATATGCTTGGTTTCCCCGTGCGGTTCTTTTACCTTGCCCTAAAGCATTATTTACTAAATTTACTAATAGTTCATTTACCATAAATTACAATATACAAAGCTAATTTTGAGAATCAAAGTCTTTCCTGAAGAAACGTCCTTGTATATTATCGTTAATCCAATCATCTGGATTTTCTAATACTCCATGAATGAATAGATATTTACATTCATAATATGTTAATAATTTTTTATTGTCTACTATATGTAGTATTTTACGATCAAAATCTGATTGTTTACCTTGTTTAATTAGTTCTAGTATAGGTTTAGCTGATCCATAATATGTTTTCCAATCTGATTCTTTGACTATTTGTTTGGTTGTTTTAGCTCTACCTCTAGTTATTGGTTGTTCTGCTAATTCTTTTTTAGTAAGTTTTTTTTTTGAAGTATGATAAAGAGATTTCTTACCTAAATAAGATTTACCTGTAGGTAAATGGACTGTGATGTAAATAAAACCAAATGATCCCTCTGGGAAGTCTGTTAATTCTTGTATTTTATTGCCTTTATAAAACCAATTTTCCATAAAATTTATAAATCTAAATTTATCATTATTGTTGTATCTGTTACAGCGGATGAAGGCAATGGTTGAGCTAATTTAGCTACAGCTAATAATTCTTTATTGTTATTATATAAACCAACTGTTGTAACATATGGTGTAAAATATGAACCGGTAGCAAAGCTAGAAATTACACCACTATTTAAGCTCCCTGATATTAAGCTTGGATTTAGAGAAAAATTGAATTCATTTTCTCTAATAGTACATTTGTATTGGGATTCATATATAGTTATTGTACTATCAAAAATACATACTAGATCAGGACTATTAATAAAATCTTCTATAAAGGACATATCATCTAATCCATAAGTACCCCCCTCATAATTTACATAACCATAACCATTTTGTCCAGGTATACCATCATTTGTTAAAATGATTATACCATGTTCATATATTATATCTCCTACTTTTAAATTACCTGATATTAGGTTTCCTTGACTATCATCATATATAACTATAGATGATAAATTATCAAAATAATTATCTATATAACTATCATCAACATAATCATTTGCACCATTTATAGATAAATGAAAACTACCAGGTTTAATATATTCTCCAAATAAATTTGAAGGTATAGAAATTATACCTATAATTTCATTTGAACCTGTTGGGAAATATCTATTAGAAGGTAATGTATTTGCTAAATAATTATAATAACTTGGTTCATATGATGGACCTATTATAGTTCCATCAGTATTAAAGGATGCTGTATTTGCATATGAACCATTATTTCCATATATGAAATTAGAATAATAAAGTTCTCTAATGGAGCGATATATTAAAAATTGATCTTGAGTTGTATTATAACCTGTTGGATTTGAACCAGATACCCACAGGAGAGGGTCAATGTTATTTCCTATAAATAGATCAATTCCTGAACCAGTTAAAGCAGTAATTCCATTATATAGAAATGTTTTATTTACTTTAAAAGGCGAGACTATAACATCCGACGTAATAAATGGTTTGAATATATTCATTCAATATTTTTTAATTTTATCAACCACTATATTATGTTGATTGCAAATATGTTAAATTTACTAAAGAAACACTTATTAGTATCAAAAATCCAACTTCACGCGGATTAAACTTTCTTTTGTGAAATCTTTAATTAAAGGTCTTGACAATTTAGCTACAGCAACTAATTCATTACTATCATTATATAAACCAACTGTTGTGATATATGTTTGTGGATTATTTATAAAACTATTATAAATTACCTCACCTGTGGATCCGGAAATGAATGATGGGTTTTCTGAGTAGTTAAATTCACTATTTCTAGATCTAACAAATATAAAATCTGATGTTATGGTTTCTTGAGAATTAATAGTAAAATTAGCACCACCCTTAATAGCAGAATATAATATTATATTATTTAATCCATCATAACCATTAGATCTATTAGGGGTAACTTTAATTGATTGAGATATAGCTGATGGGTTTAATAAAATAAGTCCTAGGTCTGGAAATACTAAACCATATGAACCTGATCCTAATACATATCCACTATTTGCTAATGATCCTGCTGATCCATTTGATCCTGAAATTAATTGGAATACTCTGGATGCACCAATAAATGTATTAACTGATATATCATTTGAATTATCTGTTAAATTAATTATACCTCCAGAACCTGATAATTTTATATTTAAGGATCCAGGAAATAAAGATTCTTTGTAGCGAGCTCTTTCAAAATTTAAAGCCCAAAAGTTTGAAGATGTGATTACATTATTTCCAACACCAAACGTAAAATTGGAATTTTCATCCTCTAAAATTAATGTTCTATATTGTCCATAAGTTGTTTTTGTTGGTGAATTTTCCGGTACCGCGCTGTTATATAATGAACTACCACTACCTTTAGAATCACAATAAGCTATATCAAATTGAACAACAGCTTCTGCGGATGATGTTTGATATATACTTAGATAATAATCACCTGATATGCTTGCTTCTTGTATTGAATTTGTAATGAATGTAGTTAATGTTGGTGAATCTGTTGACCAAAGCGTAGATGTAATTGAATTACTACTTACCACAAAATCTTCAGCATCGAATCTTTTAAAGCTCATTTATTTATTTTTTAGTTTGTTTTGTTAATAGTAATAGGAATAGTTAATCTAGCACCACTATCTAAACCTACAACGGTCAATGTAGCAGATAATTGAGTGTTTATCCCAAATAAGGTATTTACAGTAGTTGCTCTTAAATTGATTTGAGTTCCTGTAACTGTTGTTGAAACGTTAGTTCCTAATGTTGTTGTTGTATTAGCTGTAAGAGCGGATGTTGTATTAATACCAACCCCATTAAATATACTCATTAAACGAACATCTGAAATTGTAGCTGAATATCCACTAGTTTCATATGCTTGAGTATTGCCTAAATAATTAAGGGTTTGTGGTGTAATAGATAATGAAGCTCCTTGTACTAATGAAATAGCTGCATATCCTAAATCTAGTACAGGTAATTTAGCAGTTCCACGAGGTAGAGTAGCTAATTTATATTTCATAATCTGTGTCTCCTGTGGGAAAGCTTCTAGTAAAGGCATATTTTCAATAGCTTCACCATAAAAAGAAGAACCTGAAGGATGAGTAGGGTTATATAGAGTATAATCTATCTCATCATCTGCTAAGGCAAATTGAGTAATTCTAAATGAGCCATCATTTTTAGCTAATAATTCTCTACCTTTTGTTGTTAATATTGCGTCAATTGTAACAACTTGATTATTTAAATATCCGATGATTTCTAGGTTTTAATAATTAATAATATATTATACTAATAAATATTACGGAAGCAAACCTTTTTGTGTAAGATCTGTAATAAATATATCTTTGTTTTTTCTTAATGGTAAACTTACGAATTCAGGACTTACAATATAAGGGCCGGCATCATTTCCTGGTTTGAGTCCTTCAAATATAATTACACTAGCATCCTCAACATATCTACGAATTGAGAATTGATCAAGATTTACTGATCCTGAAATGGGTAGAGGTTTATCCATTTCTACGGCTATATGACTGGGGAATAATAAAAATTCTGGGATTAGAGTTGCTTTATTTACCTTCCATACTTTATCTTCTCTTCCTTCAAACCGGAATTCATCCCCTGCTTCTAACCCCCAGGGAAGTGTAATAGGTTTAAATCCTGAATTTGGTATATTTTCTTGGAAAGTATTTGATGTATTAAAATATGTTACTAATGTAGGGTTAGTAGTATATAATATGTTTTTAAAAGATGTTGTTGAAGATCCCGATACCCATAACCCCACAGTAGATATAGGTGATGTGGGGGTTGGAGATTGTGTAATTTGGATTTTAGATGTGGATTCATAATAAACCATAGTATGTCCTGATATTATCATTATTGAGTATTCATCTCCATCTACTAGTTGATCATGGGGTATGGTATAGGAAATATTTAATGGGTTGGATTGAGCCATACCATTTATATATCCATTATTATTAACTCCAATAGGTATTCCTATATATGTTGTATTATTTTTAATAAATTGAGCATATGCTGTTGATTGAAAAGAATTATTATTTGTTATATATAATTCAGCATTTAAAGTAATACTAACCCCCTCAGATATCATTCCTGTGGTTATTTTATAACGTTGTGTTGGGGTACTTCCAACATATGTTAAATATGGAGGTAATGCGGATCCTGAAGATACTATTGTAGGCATTTTCATTTCAACAAACCCAGCACTTACACCACCAATATCATGATATGTGGTAGGTGATAATAATGCTTGAAAATCAGATATAATATTACCAGTTTCATTTTTATCAGTTAATTTTATAGTTGATAAAAAACTACACCCAGGTATACTTCCTGATTGATTATATAATAAATTTTCTATCCTATATCCTCCTCTAATGATATTTCTATAGTTATTTAGTCCTGAGCCTATTGAATTCGTGGAAATTATTAATTTCTCACCTGTTAAGAAAGTATTTTGAGTATTTGTTAGTGAATTTTCCGAAGTGTTTGGGATTGAAATAGTGCCATTTTCATCTATTAAATATCTTATTACAATCGCAGATGAATTCATTTTATTAGGAGAATATTCTTCTATAGTATCACAATAAGCTATATGAATTTTATTAGATTCTACATTTGGTAATTTTCCATAGGTATTAATATCAGATGGAGACCAAATATTTATAAATTGAGAAGTAGTTTTACTACCATTATATCTGGGATTTGTATGGCGACTTAGGGTATAATTTGAGTCTTGTATTTCTGCTTTTTGAGCATCTCCATCAATCAATAAATCAAAATTAATAGGTACTAAGGCACCTTGATTATAATTAACATCTTGATATATTGTGCTTTTTCGATTATTTGAAATATTATTAATAAGTGAGTTGTTATCACTATTATAATAATTTGTGGTTGTTATATATGGTTCAAGAATAACGGAATCTAATTCTGCAACTGATGGGGGAGTTGATTGAGTTATATTAATACTTCCTGTTAGAAATACAGGAGTTCCTGAATTTCTAGATATTTGTAATTTAAGTTCATCTCCAGGTAATGCATAATATGTAGCTGTAAGAGATATATTTGGATTTAATATTGAAATAGCACTTGAAGTTGCAGCTAAGTCTGTAATTACTCCGTTAATATTAACTACTCTTATAATAAAATTAGCATTACCACCTGATGATCCTTGGAATAATGCTGAAGCTGAAATATATAAAGCTATATTATTAGACATTGAGGAAGTATATAATCCTGATGAAGTATTGAAGTAATTGTTTATATTTCCGGTTGTTTGGGACCAATTAGTTAGGGTTTGGAAATTAGGGCCTCCAAGAGTTAAACTTGATGTGGTAGAGGAATATATATTATAATCTTTAATATAATTATCTATGCCGGTTCCTATAATGTCAATATTTTGATTTGAAATTTGGTATAAATAATAGTCAGGATACTCATTTATATTTAATATTTTATATGATGTATAAATAGGATTATTAGTATATTTAATTAATAGATTTATTACTTGCCCTAAAGGAATATTGTTATTAAATCCATTATTATCAAACTTATGGATTTTTATGTAAGCATTACCTTTTTGCCCAGGAGGATTTAAAATACTTATTTTATTTATTTTAGGAGCTAATATTAATATTTCTCCAGGATTGGGATATGTTAGTGAATTTGAAAATTGATCTTGGGTGAAAGTTGAATAATCTAATTGTTCATATAATTGATTACTATAAAGAATAGGAGTATAGTTAAATCCATGTAAATCTACAGGATATGCTTGGTTTAGACTTTGTGTTGTAATTAATATTATAGATCCACTAAATTCACCGTTAAAAAACTCATCTTGATTATCATGCAACATAGTCACTGATCCTGATAGTGTCGGGTAAGTTTCGTACCAACTTTGGGTTATTCCAAATCTATTAGTAGGGCTATTACTATCAAGACCATATGGAGAAGTTTCAACTCCATTAAAAGGATTAAACATCCCTGCTGCCCCACCTTCAAAATGCTCTACAGTTCCCGGTTCGTAATTATTCCATTGTGGTTTTAGAGTACCAGAAATATCTAAATCACTCCAAGACATTTGAGGTTGAGGGTATCTATTTCTTTCAAGTAAATGTTGTTTTATAACAATACCAGATGCAAGACTTGTACGTGCGGGTACAAAATCTTTTATCATTTTAAATAAAGAGTTATCAAAGAATTTAATAAGTCTTATATAATCAAATAAATTATAATTTTTAGTATATTTTTCAAAGTATGAATTTCTTAAAGTATCTAAATCAGGATATGAAGTAAGTTGAGAGGATCTAAATGCAGGATCACCTATAAAATCTCCTATATTGAAATATCCAATTTGGGATGAAATATCATCATTTATCTCATCTTGTGGTGAAAATGCTACCTCAAGTAAATTTGTTGCAGGGGTATAACTTGCACTTACCTCTGAATTTTGTACTATTCTTCTATAAGCAGATAAAGTACTTCCAGAAGGCATTATATTGTCTTCTAATCTAATTTTATCACTTACAGCGTTTTGGATACCTATTACTGGTTGATCATAGAAGAAATATTCTGTATTAGGTATGAATGTTGGTTTTGAATATGCAAAAGAAAAGTTACTATTTCCAACAAATGAACTAGTAGGAATCCAAGAACCAGTTACTTTAGGATGTATTGAAGTTAATCCAGTATATAATTCTCCACCTAAAGATGCTCTAAAAGCAAGTTCATTGGGTCCACTATTTAGTGAATTTCCTTCAATTGAATAAGGATTCATTACATAATCTTTAAATACACTTTCACTTATAGGGTTAGTATAGTATCTAATTTCTTGTAAAGAACCAGTAGTAGTATATCCAAAATAAACATCATTAAAACTACTCCAAAGTCCTGAGGAATCTAAAATTGATGAAGAAGCTATAAATCCTAATAAAGTTCCATTATCTCCCCCCTCATATATTTTATTAGAAGCATATAAATTAAAAGTTATATTTGATGGGTTATCAATATCAGTAGAAGCATTTAATAAAACAGACCACCATCCTTCATTGTAGAATGGGAGATAAACACTAGCTGTTGATGTTGGGTAAGAAGTATCTGGTGTAAAAGTTAAAGTAGCATATTGGTAATAAGGATCAGCTATTGAACCACTATATGAGCCACTAGTATATCCTGAGCCTGTATATGAAATAGAAAGTTCTTGTTTTATTTGAGGATCAGAAAATAGTATTTGATTAGGTGAACCTAATAGAGGATCAGGTGTATCGAGTTTAAAACGGAACATAACAGCTCCAGGAACATTATTTATTGATCCCCAATCCGTATTTAATCCCCAAGAAGAAGTAACATAATTACTAGCTGATGTGTAGAAAGTATAATTGAATTCATTTTGCCAATAATCCCAATCATTTTTTTCAACTTTATCTTTACCTCCATACTCATTTATTCTTAAAATAGTATCAGGAATACCATATGAAGTAATAAGAGCGCGTAATCCAGGTATAGTACCTTTTGATTTCAGCAGGTATGGTAAATTATGGTATATGCGTTTATATAACGATTTATTTACATCATCTAGCGGTAAATAATCGTTTGAAGCAGAAATTAAAGTATCAACATATTCATATCCACTAGGTGTTGGAAGTGAACCTGTTATATTTGGAAATGGAAATAAACCACCTTCAGGAGTTAATCCTAAGAACGCTGTAAATAAATCCTCATTTGAAAAATTATTTTGATATAATTTAATCCCAAAATCTCTAATAGCATCTGCTACTATGTCTTTAGATATACCAGATTCCAATCTATTATCAGCATCAAATTTTTGTGTAACATCTTTGTAATATATCCAAATATTATCAAAATGTTGAGCAATCATATCAATAAATAATTCATATTGAGAATTATCAGGATCGTCTCTTAAAAATTCTGGTATGGAAAATAGTAAGTTATCTTTATTTTTATTATCAAAGGATGATGCTGAGTTAATTATACCTCCAAAGTATGGGTCTGTCTCATTTGGGCTACCAAACCAATTTAAAACTGTAGGACTTGTAGTAGTAGCAAGTTGATATGGGGGTTCTGAAGTTGTTTTAGGCCAAGCATAAGATCCACTACTATAATATAAATAATAATCATAACCGTCAAAATTAGTTATTATATCACTTATTTTATTTTCTAATACAGTAGATGTTTCCCCAACTGCTATAGAGGATGAATTTGTAGAATTAAGTACAGCAATAGAAGATGAATACTGTTCTATTAAACTAACTTTATAATAAAAATTTTCAAGTCTTGTTTGAGCTGAGCTAAAATGGATAAAATTATTAAAATTGGTATAATCAATATTAATATCTATTTCTTTTTCCTCTAGTAAACTATTTAGTTGATTGTGTGAACTTGTTAAAGAGGTTGCAATTAAATCAGCATATGATAGTTCTAATGAAGAATTATTTACTTGATCTTTTAAATATAAATTAAAATTAGGTCCTTTAATAGGAGTTGTATCTTGAATTATAATTGGTTCATCCTCAAAATTTACTTGATAAGCTATTGATTCCTCAATAGAGGTAACAACCCATAATGTTGAATTTAAATCAAAATCATCTGGTAGTGGCTCATATAATTTAACAAGTATTGTTGGATTATTAGGATCTTGATCATCTAAAGATATATTATTTGATATCAATAGTTGGTTATCTCCAAAGTTTAAATAAAAATCTAGAAAATAAATACTATTATTTCTTTCTTGAATAAATGTATTTGTTTTTTCAACTATATCTAAATTAGATAAAACTGTACTATCCAATCTTACTTCAGTTCTATCAGAAGAAATTTCAGTAATGTATAATTGTTCAATATTTGAACCAATTTGCTTATTTAAAAAGTTATAATAAGTTATATAAGAACCTTGATCAAATCCATCTATTAAAAGTGATTGTTCAGGATCAATATTAATACTAGATAAAGTATTATTTAAACCTGCAGATTGCCCATCATTTGTAACTGTGTACTGAGTATAATTATAATCTGTAGTTAATAAATTTTGATTTAAATCGTAAGTAAAATACTCAATATAACTACTTGAGGATAAAGATGCAGTAACATTAAATGTTGATATTAAATTTATATCCTGACCTATATAAATTTGGGTGGTTAGGTCTTGGGTATCTATTGGTATTATTTCTGCTGCCATTATTGTGGGTTAGCTAATGATGTTCCTGTTTGTAATTCTATAACTTGTTTTTGTGAATCAAGTAATTCAGTTCTCAATTGAGTAATTTCTGCTTGAAGTGCATCTATTATAGCTTGATTAGCAGTATAATTAATATATTCACTACTAGTTTTAATTAAATATTCGTGTGAATTAGTATTACCTAATTCGTTTATATCATAAAATAAATCGTTATACATAGTAAAAAAATCATCAGTAGTAGGTTGAGTATTTAACTGTTCTTGAACTGTTTGAACTCCTAACTGTGTAAATGAAGTATCAATTATCTTTTGATAATCATTTTTATTATATACTTGTTTATTAAAATTTATACTTTCACTCATCCATTAATTATTTTAAAATAATAATGATCATCAAAAATAATAGTTGAACCATCAATTATAGTCTTAATTAAAATAGTATAATATCTCTCAGGTTGTAAACCATTCATATATATATCAAAATAATTACTATTATTATCAGCACTAATTTGAGTATATTGATTATCGAAGTTAATAACAAATTCGTTAGTATCCAAGTCTTTCACAGCATAATATGAAGAAGTTGGTAGATAATTTGGATTTATAAAATATGATGATGTTTGGAATGTTCTTGTAGGGTATAAAGGACTTACATTTACTCTAAATCTATTCACACTACTAGGATAAAATATTCCTGGGTTTTCATTTATAGCCAACTTTAAATTTGAAGTAGTAACTATATTTCCGGGTTGGGAGCCTGTTAGCACTGTTGAGTAATCTATCCAATTAAATTCTAATTGTGGTGGATATATTGTATTTGTATCAACACTATAATATTTTATGATAGGTTGAACATATTGACTTGAATTAAATTCTAAGGATTCATCCCATTTAGTAATAAAACCATTATTTGGGATAGATCCACTATACCATTTAGATACTATAGTTTTAACACTTACACTTAAATCTTTATCACTTCTTAAACCAAAAGATTGAGTTACTAAATATGACGATACTCCTGGTCCTGAATAAAACCAGTTTCCTCCACCTTGTCCTGCATAGCTAGAATCATATGATCCTGTAAAAAGTTCAGATCCTATTGAACCATTCATACTCCATGGAATTGATCCTGAATAATTTGGGTATGTCCAAGATATTCCGTCTATTGTTTGAGGTGAATCTAAATATTCACCCGTTCCATTATTCCAATCTTGAGCAACAGGCCATATTTCGGCTGTATATTCTGATGATATTCCTTGAGCTGTAGCTACAAATAAATTTAATTTAACATCCCATTGAGAGTTGCCAATTTTATCATTTATAACATTATTAATTTCTGTAGAATCAAATTGGGTTAAAAATCTAGATACTCCAGGATTTCCATCTATAGTTAAAGCATTTGTAATTTCACTTATAGCATCCATTCCCGAATTCATAAGGGGAAGGGATGAATATATAGAAGCATCCTTATATGGAAATATTTTATAAACAGCCATTTTATTATAAATATTATAAAGGAACTACTTTACCTTTAATATCTAAATTAGGATATCTAACTTCAAATATGCTTGGATCCAATGATGGGTAAATTATTTGATTTTGTGTAGCGCTTATTATATCATATGCATAAGCCGAGTATCCAGAGGTTGTACCTGCTTTATTTTCTATTTCAATATTTTTAATAGTTTGAACACCTTTAATTTTATCTAACATTATGTATAAATCTCTTAACATTATAGGTTGATTTAACTGCCAATTATCAATTTTGAAATAATTTTGAAGGGTTGTTATGCAAGATAATAAAACTTCATTATTATTATATTCTGGTAATACTATTATCTCGAAATTAACTCCAATATTAATTATAAAAGCATCTCTAATTTCAATATTATCACCAATTATTCTATATTGGGATAGATAAGTTCGTAAATTATTTTTTAGAGTAGTAGAGGCATAATCTAATTGACCCTCTGAGTTTTGAGATAGGCAATATAAGTTTAAGGTTTCAATAGTTGAAACTTGATTGTCTGTTAGTTTAGGTTGTTCAATGTATGCTTTAGTAATAGCACCAAAATTAGAAGGCATACTTAGAGCTCTAACTAAATAATCATCTGCTGTAACTGATCTTTGTTGGGATGCTGCTAATGCTAGAGCATTTTGTCTAATTTCTTCTATAGTATCTCCATTCTTTCCACCACTTGCTGCTAATGGGTTATTAGTTGCTAATGAATTAAATATATAATCTGCCGTGGTATTATTTAAATTAATATTATTAAATTTAACTCCATAATTATTAGGTTTAGTTAAAGTATTAGCAGCTATATTAGAATTAACACCCCCACCACTTAAATATCTTACAGTTAAAGCGGTATTAGAGGGGGAAATTCCATAAGTTCCAGTATATAAAAAGTTAACAGGTGAATATGCTGCTGTTAGTTTATCTTTTATAAATGGTAATCCTAAACCTACATTATTAGGATTGGGTGTTATTTCTTCATCAGTATTACTTGGAGATCCAGCACCGAATTGGATTTGTATAGTATTACTAGATTTAATTCGAGTTGAAAAACGTCTTTGTATCTTTTTAAGTCTTAATAAGTATGAGGTATCTTGATTAATATTAGGATCATTTATGTTAGTATTTTTAATAGGATTGAGAATCATTTCTTGCCCCAAATGGTCTACTTCATACCATATATTTCCATCAGAATCTACTATATCTAATATCTCTATAAAATTTGAATCTGTTAATTCTATAGTTGTAAAAGGCTGTACATCTCCAAATGTAAATGTCTGAGTTATAATTTTAGAAGATATAGCATTCCTACTTTTTTTTAATAAAAAATATTGTGGGATATTTCCTGCTATTTGATATACTGAAACTTCTGTAGTGTCTTGGGAACTAGAAACTGAAAAATCAATTTTATCTTGTATTACAAAGGATTGTCCAGATTGGGAACTTATTGCAGTATTTTCACTAATACTTAAAGCATAATCATAATCAGGAACTACAGATCCACTTACTGTTTTTGCAGGTAATTGTTGAAAAAAATCAATAGATACTTGAGCAGCAGCTGTTAATTTTGGTTTATATCCAAACATATAAGATAATTCATATATGTTATTGGTTTGTTGAGCGTATTGTATAAAATTTTCTTGAAATTGATTATCTAGATAAAAACTTAAAACATCCCCAACATATGATGCTTGTTCCATAAATAACATCCCAGGAGATGAAGGAGAGAAATCATTATAAGTATCAGGAAAATATGTTTTAGTATATTCAATTAAACGTTGTCTAAAATCTGAAAAATCTCTATTTATGTATTTTATATCTCTATTAGTGTTTGCCATTATTAAAGTTGGATTTCTAGGTTATCTGTAATATTAGTATTAATTACAGAATAATTTAAAGTTACTGTAACTTGATTTGTATCTACTTGACCTGTAACTATTAAATCATTTATTGTAATGTTTGGGAAATAAGTATTCAATTTTGAATTTATATCTTCTCTAAGGAAATTTAAATTATCGTTAGTAATTTGTTCAAAAATAAAAGCACGTAATCCGGCTCCAAATAATGGATTTAAATATCTTTCTCCAGGATTTGTTAAAAAGAAATTAATTAAATTATTTTTAATAGCATTCTTTGTTAGATAATTCGATTTAAAAACCGCAGGACCATTAAAAGGAATATCTACCCCAACAGCCTTACTAGCGTTTAGATCAATAGGATATATTTGTTGGGGATTAAAAGCCATTATTTATTACTCATTAAATTCATTATTTGATCCATTCCAAGATCTCCAGCGGGTAATTGTCCATTTATAGTATCTGCATTTACTCCCGGATTAAATCTTGCAACATCTTGAGAAGTAAAACTTAAAGCAGTTTCTCCTAAAATATCCATATAAGATTGTCTTCGATCCATAGTAATATTTGGAGGTGAAGAAGGTGAATTAACATTAGGTTGAGGAGTTATATAAGACTCTCTAACTATATGTTTAGGGGTTTTAACGGCTTCTAATAAAATGTCTTTTAATTCTTCTTGAATTGCTTCTCTTACTGATTCTTTAATGAATCTTTTTAAATCACTGGCTTTCATATAATTATAAATATTTGGTTAGTCTGCTTTTAAATTATTTTGTTGTATATAGAATACAAGTTCATCTATTAATATCTGATCAACTGAACTATAAGACCATTCTCCTGTTAACATTACAATTCCTCCTTTATTTCTGGCTATAGATCTTCTGCGTTTAAGTGAATTTGTTGTAGGTTCTGTTTCAACCCCCATTTCAAATCCATTTACATTTATAACTATAGGAGATAGTTGTTGGGTTTGTTGTTGAGTTAAAGCTGTTAATTCTGCTGATATTTGTTCTTGGGTAATGTTTGATTCTTGGGAGCAGAATTGGGTGATTTTATCTAAAAGATTTAAAAATGCAAGTACTTGTTCTAAAATAGATACTAATATTTTTAATATAGATGCTATACCTCCACTCCCTTGTTTAAGTTTACCAATAGTATTATTTAAAAAAGTTTTAACATCTTGCACAGCATTAATTACAGATATAGGAATACCTACACCAGCTACAGCTGAAGGGGTAGGTAAAAATTTTAATATTTGATATGTATTATCAATAGTTGATATTGTAGTATCTGATATATTGATTAGATCTGATGCTTTGGTTATAGTATTAAGGATTTTATTTAATTGGTGAGTTAATTTATTTTTTGTGGATATTATTTTAGCTAAATCTTCTTTGGGTGGGCAAATAATTAATGATTTTAAAGATTCAGTTAATTGATATTTATTTTCATTAACTAATTCTTGTATTTTAGTTAATCCATATTTAGCAATTAAACCTAATATTAGAGGTATTACTGTTTTCTTTAACTCATCTATACTTAAATTTAATTTCTTTTGCACATTAAATTCAAAAGTTATATCAGTAGTTGTATAATCTTTAACCTGATCATCTTTAAGAGATAATAAATCATTTATTTCTTGTTTTAAGTTAGATTCTGATGGGTTTAATCCTATTATTCCTAAATTAAATTTTATATCACTTGTAGATGTATATGGTATATATTTTAAATGGGTATATTTAGATTTAATAAAATTTAAAGGAAATTCAGTTGGTTTTATCCCAGTATTTAGTATTAATGGGATTTTAATTTCAAATTCTCCTTTATTATTAGTTCTAGATGTTTTTAATAAACTAATTACTTTTACACCCTTTAAAGGTTCATTAGTTTTTATATTTACTACAATCCCAGTAACAGGGATTAATTTTATTTTTTTTGGAGGTGTTGGGATTGTTGATGGTTCATTTTTAGGTAATGAATGAATATTAACTGTTGGTAATTTTATTCCAAGTATATCAAGAATCTTAGATAATTCTATTTCATCTAATAAATTAATAGATTCACTAGGATTTGATAAATCACTAGTATCTACATTCATTGAACCAGATCCAGACATTTCCATTATTGTACTTTTGTGGTTTTAGATTTTAAACTACCATTATTTAATTGATCTACAACACTATTAAGTGTTAAAATGACATTCCCTGCAACGGCATTATACCCTGTTTGTAGATTTCCTCCAGGCCAATTTTTATCTACCTCTAATATTGTAGCTAAATCTTTAACTGCTTTTGTTAATTGTTTTAACATTTCAATTGTAGTATCTCCTTTTAATACTGGTTCTGTGGCGTTTTTAGATCCTAATTTTATATCATTTGAATTAATGTAAAATGATTTAGTATCCATATTAATAGTTCCATTAGTTGAAAATCCAATGGATTTTTGAGAACTTAATAATATGCTATCCATTTTAGCATTTATTACTATTCTATCAGAATTTAATACTATTTGAGGATTTACAAATTGACTAGGTGGGATTGGTGGGTTTATATATGAATCATATAACTCACTAGCTACTTTAAAGTCTTTGAGTTTTTGGGTTGAAGTTAAATAAATAGAAGATAAATCATTTCGAATATTTTCAGTTATAGGAATCCAACTATCTACTTTAGGATCATTAAATTGCCCATTTCTTAATATAGTAATAGGATCTCCATTATTACCTACTGATGACCAATTATTAGCATATAATGATAATGATTTAGCTGTGCTCCCAAAACGTAAACTATTTCCAAATCTACCTTCATACATTATATGTCCCTCAAAAGGCATTAATGGTCGAATATTAGATTGTTCTATAAAATTAGCTTGACTTGGATTATTTATAGGACTAGATGGTATTGTTTGAGGTTGATTATCTATAATATTAGTTGCACCAGCCTCTATTTGAGAGTAATTTAAATTTTGGGATGGTGGTGTTATATTTTGAGTAATAGATGGAAATTGATTACCATTTGGGGTAGAAGTCCCAAATAATCCTAATGATTCTTGATAAAAAAATTGAGGAGTATTACTATTAGGGGTAGTACTTTGAAATAATTCAACATGCTCATTTATTATTGGGTATTTTTTTGAATTTGGATTTGATGGTAATGCTCTATAAATTTTACCAAAATTATTAGGTCTAGTTCCCGCCCCAATTATCATTCCTAATGAATTTAACCCAATACTACCATTTTGTATTAAAGGATGATTTTCATCTAATATTATATCTATAACCCTTACTATTAAAGGTAATGTTTTTCCTCCTGAAAAATTTTTAGGTTTATTAAGATTAGTAGCTCTATTGGTTAGTGCTGGAAATCCAAATTTAGTACTCATTAATCCTTATTAGTATTAAAGTTTTTAATCTCGGCTAGTAATTGTGCTTTTTCACCTTCAGTCATGCCAAAATTACCATCATCTGATGATTCTGAGTTAACTGCTCTTTGAATAATTGTAGCCATTTTAATTAGTTGCTCATCATTTTTAATCCCTAATTCCATATATTCCTTAATTAATGGGACAATAAGGGTAGCATCACCTATATCATTAATAAGTGGTTTTAATTCACCAATAAGAGCGGAGATTTGAACTTCTTTTTTCTTCTGATTATTATATATTTCTTCTAATATATCGGAGAATTTCTTCTTTCCCCAAATATTTTTATTTAAATTACTCATAAATATATATTTGAATTTTTTTTATTATAAATATCAGATATTAATCTTTTCGAAATTTATATAATCATTTTCTAAATAAAATATATAACTTAATTTAAATATATTTTGCAATACGTTTACTATTTTGGTGATTTTCGGAGTCTTAACATCTATTTGTTCATGTATGTAAATATATAAAGCTTTCTTATTAAATAAATCTATATTATCCCTTTTACGAAATAACTCTAAAACAGCATCAGCCACTTGAGCATCTTTTTCTTTTGAAAATATTTTATATAAATTCTTTGAACAAAATTCAACATAATGATCTATAAAAATAGAAAGTTTATCTTTTGTTGGATCACCCTCTATAGTATATGAGTGATTTTCATCATGATATATATCCTCTATTGGTGAGGATTGGATTTTCTTTTTATAATTTTTATCATTATATAAAATACACCAACGTTTTACAATGGTTCCAAAATAAGAATATGCTTTGGAACCCTTTGTATGATCAAATAAATGTATTTTAGAGAGAAGAAAAATAATTATCTCATGTTGTAAATGTTCTAAATTATCCACATCTGTATTATAAAATTTAAATGTATGGATAATATTTTGAGTTAATTTAAAGAAGGCATAATGTATTTCATCTTCATATATTTTATTCTTTATATTAAAATCAGAGGTACTATTATATCTTATAATAGCATCCTCTGTATCTTGTGTAAAATACTTTCTTTTCTCTCTAACTTTTTTAACTATCATTCTTTAATTCTTATTACTTTAAAATCATTTAAGATATCTTGAATTTGTTTGACAGATTTAAAGAAAAAACCAATTTCATCATCTGATTCAAAAGAACCTTTATTATCTATTTCTTTGAGCTTTTCATCTGTGATTTCAATAGTTTTGGAAATTTTATCAAGATATTCTAAATACCCCATTAAAATATCCTCTGCTTTTTCTTGTTTTTTCATCAAGTTCCAAGTTGTGAAACCTAATATTATAACTGAGATTGATAATACGGAAATTAATAATACTGTTATCATATATTGTCTAATAGATTTTTTAATCCTTCACTTTTAATTGAACTTAATGCTCTATCTTTTGAAGGGGATTTTTTATTTTCCCCCAATGTAAAATTCTTTTTTCCGTTATCCAAGGATTTTTTATCTTCTTTTAATTTAGGTAACCATTCTCGTTCCCATTCAATGCGAGCAGCCATAAGATCAGCCTGATGTACAATAAAAGGAAGTGATGTTCTTGGTTTTGTTTCAACTCCAAATCCCATTAGATATTTTTTATTAGCTTCATCATATAAACCATCATGTGTCTGGATTGTAATCATCTCATTAAATGTATATGGAATATTATGAGATTGAAGTAAAAATAATCCACGATCTGGGATTGATGAAAATGGTATTTTAGTATTATGAGTATAATCCTCACCTAATTTATCTTTTCTCCATTGATCAGTTTGAGGAATATATGCTTCCTCTTCTTCTGATCCCATTTTACCTAAATCATGATTTAAAGCACTGAAAACCAGCTCTTCTAACGTGAAAGTTGAATCATCTACTCCCATCTCACCCCATAATTCGGCTTGCTTAAGAGAGCATTTAATTACGCGATTAACGTGTTCAACATATCCTCCTGGAAATGCATTGTGATATTCTTTTTTATGTGCTGCAGGCATTAAAATAATTCTTTCCTGGAATTTATTATAAAAATCAAATAATTTTTCCTTTCTAGGAGATGAAATATATTCCTTAATGTAAGACATTAATTCACTCCAGTTATCCTGGATTTGTTCTGCTGTAAGATTCATAACTTATTTATTTTAGATTTAAAATTGAGTTTCTCGTTCAATAATAGATTGAAGATCTTCAATTAATTCAGCTAATTCTAACATATTAGTGTTGATATCTTCTTGGTTTTTAAAATTAATTGCTTGTCTCAATTGTTTTAAACGTCCATTTATAGTTTGAATTCGTCTAAGTGTTAATTCTTTATTATTCATTTGTATTTATTTATAACCCGGACAACATTATCCAACGTTTTATTAACTCTATTCTCTGCTTTCTCTTCTGCTTTCTCTTCTGCTTTCTAACCACAAATGTAATATAAAATATAAATTTTAATCCTCCAAGTTTTTTTCAACAGTATTTTGAATTTTCTTTAAAAAAGCACACTTTTCAAATTCTTCATATTCCTCAAAGTAATGAATTGATAATTTTATAGCCATTAAAAAATTTTCATCTGATATTATTTTTAATTCAGTAACCCAATCTTCATCCTCACTCCAATCAAATTGGCTAATCCAGAACCAAGCTCTGTTATACATCATAAATTCACCCGCATTATCTATATCTTGAACATCAAATTCATCATCTGCTAAGGAAAAAAAATTCACAATCTTTGCTTTAAAATTCATCCCATTATTGATAAGCTTCTCAAACATACCTAACTTAAACTTAGGTGTTTTCTTAAAAGTCTCTAAATTCTCATAAATTAGCTCTTCTCCAGGTTTATTATTAAAAAGCCCAAAAATTTTATTTAAGTCCATAATATGATAATTGATTTAAAGAGTTGATTTTGAATGTAATTTCATTGATTTTGCGCTTTAAAATCTTTAAATCGGATTAAATTTTATTAAATAATGTAATAGGATTTATAAAATGATGGTTTTTCTAATTATAATACCAAATAACATTCTTTAAAGAATATAATTCTTGTAATCTAGAATATATCAATGATAAAATTTATTCTCCTTCTAATCCATTAAATTCCTATAATAGTATTATTCCCCATTTTCTATCACCACCCCTCCTAATATACATATATAAGATATGGGGGTATGGTTATTTTAAGATAAATATATGTTATTTATATCTTTTCCCTAATAACTCAATAGTTTTAATAGCTTCCTCAAGGGTAATTTGAAAGAATTCTTTTTGATTATTTACACTATATGGTTTAAGATATTTATGAATCTCACCTTCTAATGCTTCACCATTAAAGCATCTAAATGCATATTCAACTGTAAATTTAACGGGTACGCCAGTCCCACGAGAAATTTGTTCAGCGCGTTTATCTGGTGTTTTTGTTGTAGAACCAATTTTTACTAAATTAGGCATAGTTGTATTAGTTAAAATATAAACCCAACTATCTCCATCCCCATCTCTACTTTGATATAAGCTATGTTTTCTAGCTGTATAATATGTAATGATATCCCATTCAGAATCCACTGGATCACTAGTTAGGGTAAAGAATGCAGGTTCGGAACCTGTAAAATCTTCATTGAATGGGATTAGTTGTTTGGCTTGATATTCATCTATTCTTTTCATATAACCTTTATTTGGAATTCAGTATAATTTTATTTCTTGAATGGTAAGAAGATAATTTCACAACCTAAGCATACTAATTGAAATGGTGTAAAAATTAATTTTACAATAAATTCTTTAACAATATCTCTTTTTGTATATCCTTTAACTGTTAGGTGTTTTGATAACTCGTTAAGCTCTATTTCCATTTCAATTGAGCTATATAATTTTGAATTTGTTCTACCTAATACTCCAATTAAAATACCCAATGGAATATTTAACAATAAAAACATATTGTTTGGAACAATAAATGGTGAAATCAACATTGCTGAAATTAATACAACTAGTGAAAATTCTAATACTTTTACTTTTCTGTGTGTTGAAGTAAAGTTATTTGGGATTGATTTATTTTTATTTGTAATATCTCCTGCATCTAACCATGCGTGTAATTCTGATGGTGTGCAATCATCACCTGGTTCTTCATTTAAAATTTGTTCAAATGTTCTACCTTTTGAAATTTCTGTATTGATCGAATCTGAGTAATTAGTAT